GTCCTCTACTGAAGTACCATTTTGGTACTGGTCGACGATGGTTGCGGTCAATTCTGGTGTGTAGTTTACTTGTGCTGCCATGTTGCAGTCTCCTTCTCTCTGATTGTTATAAGTGATATTAACAGATTGAGAGGCATCAAGCAAGTGTAAAGTAGATTTTATTTTGCCTATCAGCCACACTGTCTTAACCCTCTCTCTGTCTTTGATAGGCTCATTATAATATATTGAAGGGCAGGGATCAAGCGAAAAGTGACTTTCGCCGCTGAAATATTTTTTCACCAATCACATCAACTTTTTACTTGACAATTCCGCTTTTCCACTGGCGCAGGGAGTGTTGCAGACTTGCAACAGATTGCAACTTTTCGTCCAATCACATTCACTTTCTACTTGACAATCGTCGAACTACTACTGGCGCAGATAGGGGGTGGGGTTAAGAAATTGGATGAAGTGTGGTCGCTAGTGAAAAAAAATCTGTTAAGAGTGGTTCGTAACTCCTTGAATTAATTGGATTTAGCATGGTTTAATTGTAGCACGCAAAGCATTGAAAACATTGACAAAATCGGGTTTTGCGCCCGGCCCCACGCTAAGTCATTGATTTTAAAAAGAAAAGTGCGTATTAAATGCAGACCGGCCGCAAATCGTTGAAAAGTCAAGAAAAAAGGGCAATTAAATGCCCTTTAGTTGTTCGATTGTTTCGCGGATTGCTTGGGTGCGACCTTCATCTTTATCAGTCATATCTATAATATGCCAGCCAAGAGGATCAAGAGCAAACATTGCATCTTTTTTTATTGTTAGATCATCAAACTTGCTAGCGGCGATCGCATCATTAGGGCTGTGTTTCCAATAGCGCAAAGGATCAGATGCGCGTCTTTCTAGCAAGGTTTTTTGTTTTGTTTCGTCAACAGAAAGCCAAATTTTAATGATCGTCACATCTTGGTCAATTTCCCATTGGATCACATCTTGCATGAAATGATTATATTGAGCATTAGAACACCAGCCCATTACAGGCTGAAGCAAAGCGCGAGAATACCAAGAGCGATCAAAAAACTTAATTTCGCCTTCACGCGGAAGCAATTTTTCCCATTCGCTCAACCAGTGTTTCATCATGGTTTTAGTTGGCATAAATGAGCGCATCACGCTATGGGCATAGGGCGGCAGGTATCTGGTCAATTCGCGAATCGTTCCAGATTTGCCAGCACCGTCACGCCCTTCCAAGACAACGGCAACGCGCTTGCCTTCGGCGTGGATGCGTTCGGCTTGTTTATTCAATTCAACCCATAAATCATAACGATTAGTCATTTTTCAATCTCCTAGCAATCTGGATCAAAGTCGTGCCATTCTTGCGCCCAATCAGGCTGACCGTCATTCTGGTCATCTTCCCAAGACCAAGCGGCAGGGTGATCGTTTTCGACGATCTCCCCTTCGTCACAGTCAACGCATTCATTGCACGCGGTGGCTTCGGCAAGACCGACCGTCTCAACGATCAGTTCGCAAGTTTCGCAACCCCAAACAGGCAACATCTTAAAAGTCTTAGACATGGGAAACCTCCTTTTTGATTTCAAATAATTCCCAAATATGCGACTGGAAATCGCGTGGTGATTTGACGATATGCAAACGCTTTTTGCGATTGAGAACCTTCATCAAGATTTGCGCTTCGATGCGTGTATCATCTGCGGCAGTATGCGCTTCAATAAAATCAGGCATCTGCATTTCAAAGCGATAAACATTTTGCGCGGTGGTGGATAGAAAGCGACCTGATGCGGTAACAGGTGCATCATACGCCTTCGGTGCGCTGTTAGCCCAATTCCCCCAAATATCGAGCAGATCAACCGAGCGAGTAAGAAACGGCTTGCCAGTCATGGCTTGAGAAGTTGAGCCAAGAACGCGACAATCAAAACCAGCATTATAAGCGCAAAGGATAATGCGATAGCCTTGACGATCAAGCCATGACAGGTGAGCATTGAACAAGCGGCGACCAGCGGCAAAGGTAGTGACCTTGTGGATTCCGTGACGCTGACGCTTGGCATATCCAGCGATCTTGTTAATGTAATATGGCTTTTCCTTGGTGATAACATCAAGAAAGTTGAGATCACCAGAACCCAAAACTTCGCCGCGCTTGGTGATGGTAGTCCAACCAAAGTCAAAAACTAAACCGTTGCGGAAACTAGTTTCAGTATCCATGACAACATAAGCATTTTTAGCAATCATAATATAAACCTTTCGTTTGCTGTTACATTATATATAAGCCATCCAGCCCTAAATTGCAACCCCTAAATGCAGTTTTTTTATATTTTTTTCGCTTTTTCTTGAAAGTGTGACATATTTGCAACGGTGTAAGTGCTTGAAAACAAAGGAAAAATCGGCCTGCGGCCGGGGCTGGCTAAGACTTTGATTTCATTAGATAAACTGTAAATTAATTTGCGAGGCTTTGTTTGTTCTCGTTTTGTTCCCGCTGGCGCAAAATGAAAGGGGCTTGCGCCCCTTTCTTAAAAACCGATTGCTTGTTGAGCAATTCCAGCCCAATAGCCAACGAAATAGGCGACAACGCCAAGTGCTAACGCTTCCATTAGTAGTCCTCCCCTGGATTTGGTAAGTTGCAGAAATAAGCATCACCGTTTTTGTCAATAACCTGATCTTCATACGGTGCAACGATGCGGCGATATAATTCTAGTTTGCAACATTCCAGCGCACCCATCATTTCATTAACATGGGCATAGCGAATTCCTGATTCAACCAGATAATTATCAATGAACGATGAAACCAGATAATTCAGATCACCAGCATTTTGTGGTTTCCAAGTTGTGCCTTGGTCTGCCAATTCACGATCAATTTCATCACGACGATCTTGTGGGATATAAGGCATTATGCAATCTCCTTGTTGAGCATTTGAGTTTTCTTTTCTTCGATACGCAAAGCCATTGTTGCGCCTTCAACCAGATCATTAGTTGGTAACCAATGCCAGTTGGGAAAATGAGTAAAGGCAACATCAGAAATTTCATTTGGTGAAATTGTCTTGCATTTGCCAACGGCATAGACAGGCTTACCAAAGCCAAAGGCCATGCCAATCTCAACCAACGCTCCGCGTTGTTCTTCGTTGAAATCTTCGCAATAGAGCAAAACGAAATCGGAATCCCGAACATCTTCATAGCAAAGTGTCCAGAGTTTATCCTTATGGTTAAGAACGAAATCGCTGTCATTGTCTAAATCAATCCAGCGAGCCTTGACAGGCATCCCAAGCGTATCACGCAGGAATTGGAATTTTGTGTTTTGCCAGACTTTGCCAGCGGTGTAGAATGTTTTGGTCATGGTGACCTCCTTGTTTATTTATCTTATATAACTAATATAGTCATTCTATAGGCAAAAGTCAATAGGTAAGTGAAAAAAAGATTGCAATGTTTTCAATGGCTTGTGATTTTTATTTGTCAATGATTTCAATGGGTTAGCAGCCCGCCCCCGGGGCCCCGCTAAGTCCTTGATTTAATTGGAAGAAACGGGTTTTAATTTAAGCGTTCTGAAAGCCAATTCATTATGCAGTCTTGCGACGCTTACGCGTGAGGTGATCACCTGAGTTGGGGAATTTTTTGTGGGTGATTTTCTCGGCTTTAGCGACGAACCGCGCCATTTTTTTGAGCGAATTAACATCATGGGACAGCATCCTTATAATCTGGAGTTTCGAAAAGCGAAAGCGACAATGCGACTCAATCGCCCTGATTAGCAATAATTTTCTTTTCATTTTTCCGATCCTTTTTAGAGGTGGATTTTTTGTTGGGGACAACCTGAGAGCGAAAAACTCTCAGGTTGCGTGCGATTGGATTGCGAGGCTTAGGCATCTTCAAAATGCCCAATCAATTCCTTGATTGCCTCTTTTGTCGCACCCATGAAGCCATCAACGGCGAATGGGGCGATCTGCTCAAGTTGAATGAGCAGTTCTTTTTTGGTAGGCTCATCGCTCTTGCGAGCCTTTGCCTTTGGGGTGGCGATATAGACGCCTTCCCGAACCAGTTTGGAACGAACCGAGCGAACCGATTTGTCAATCGCTGACGCGATATCCTCGACAGTAACGCCAGACTGATAGTCGTTGATGATTTGAGCAGTCATCTCTGCGGTGTAGTTTGGTGCTTTCATTTCATTTCTCCTACAATAAAAGCGTTTCGTTATGTATTATATATAGTGCATCTGACCCCAAAAGTCAAGGGGGGTAGGTCACTTTTTTTCGTTTTTTTATCCTTTAAAAACAATGAGTTGTGATTTTTTTTAAATTAATTTTCTCAATGAAATCAATAGGTTACGGGCCGCCGCCGGGCCCCTGCTAAGTGTTTGAAAAGATTCCATAAAGTGCGATTAAAAGAAGCAAAGCATTAGTAATTAAGATAGGTTTATCGTCGCGTTGCCAACCGTGAACAAACCATGAACAAGCGGCAAGACTGCCAACAATCAACGCCCATTGGGGCGCGCCATTAGCAAGCGCGCTCATTTGCCAAACAACCAAGATCGTCCCAAGATATCCAAACATTAGCGAAACCCTCTAATTGTTAAATGCGAAAACATTAAAGCCGAGATAATGCCCATCAGCATCATAGCCGCACCGATAATCAGATTATGCGTTTCTGGTAATTCAGCAATAGCCGCACCGAATACGATTAAAGACCAGCCAGACATAGCGCAAAGCGCAAAGAAGATACGAATCAAAAACATGATTACAACCTTTCGTTGATTTTGTTAGGATGAATTACGGTGATACCGATTTTTCTTAGCGTTGATCTTACGCTATCAGCATCATCAAACATGATCTTGTTTTTATGCTTGAATTGTTTGAGTGATAAGAAACTGTTAAGTTGTTTCTTTTTCAATTCAGCATCTGGTTCATTATTACCATGTGGTCTGCTGATGATCTTGTCAACGCAAATCCCATTGTCCATAAGAAACTCAAAGTCTGCATCTGACATATTGCGAGCAGTGCAGATAATGGTAAAGGCTTTTTTGCCAATCTTAGAAACAAGATGACCAAGAGGCAAAACCTGATCTTGGAAGATTTTTTCAGGTGTGCAATTTTCTTTCCATGCGGCAAGGTTCAGCGTGCCATCTGCAAGGGTAGCATGGCGATGATCGCTGTTGATTGTAGTGCCATCAAGGTCGAAGATTACGATATTGTGAAACATTTTTAATTCCTTTTCATTGTTTATATATATTATATAGCATCATGAATGCGTAAAGTAAACCCCTATCTTTTTTCGTAATGTTTTCAATCAGTTAGACGATCCGATTTTGCTTGCTGATCCCGAATCAGGAATCCCGATTCGCGAATCGGGAAAAAGTGAATAAAATCAATGAGTTAGCCCGTGCCGCCGGCATGGGTAATAATATTGCGTGGGGGGCGGTTAGGAGGACATAATATTGCGTCAGCCTGCGTAGCACCTCTACACGGCCTCGAACTGGGAAATTCTGAAAATCACGGTTATTTCTTGACATCCCTTAAAGGGAGGAGTACTATAGACTTAAG